GTCCGTCACGGTGATCATGACGCCCTTTTCCGACGCGGTGATGTTCACGCTGGTCGGCGTATACGCGGTGTTGCTCAGGTCGGTTCCCTCGGTCAGGGCGCTCGCGCTGATGCTCGCCCACTTGCCGAGTTGGGCAACCTTGCCGGCTTTGCCGCTCAAGTCGATTTGCCGCACGTTGGGCGCAATCACGATTGACGCCCGTGCGTAGTCAAGAATCTGTCCCTCCAGGTAGGAGGTGAAAAACGAGGTGTTGGAGCTTTTGACTTCGTCCGCCACGTCGGTATCCTCTCGCACTAACGACACTGGTTACCAGGTGCGCATCGCCTGCCTGCTGCTCTCGCGGAATTTGGCCTGTTCGGCCGCGCTGAGCTTTGTGTAGGCTTCGCGCCTCTCTGCCTCCGTCACCTGGGCCAGCGCCCAGTTTGCCGTCTTTTCACCGCCCGCGTTGCCGCTTGCGGCGTCGCCAGTTGCGGTTGTCTGGCGTTCAGTTCCTGCCCCGCCTCGGATCGCCGCCTTGAGCAGGTGCGGCTTTTCGGCACCGAGCCTTTCGATCAAACCCTTGACGGTCAGCGGTTCGCCCTTCGCGTCTACCGGCGTGCGTCCGTTTTGGTCTTTGACCAACACGGCACCGGTTTCCGGGTCCACTTCCACGGCGGTTTGTACGCGCAGCCAGGCGTCCTCCGGGTCGATAAAGCCGACGCCGGCCGCCTCGCGGATTACTTCGCCCTTCGCCGCGCGATGGGCAAGGCGCTCTGCGCGCCTGTTCAGGCCGTCGAGTGCGTCCTTCAAACGCCCTTGCTCTTCGGCGTAGGGTGCCATGCGCTCGTCGAGCGCTTGGACAAACTCGGGCCTTTCGGTCAGCGGGGTATCGTCGTCCCCTTTTTTGTCGTCGCCCTTTTTGGCCTTCGCTTTGATCGTCTCGAGTTCCTTTGAGATTTCAGTGAGCTTAGCGTCGCGCTCGGCAAGCTGCTCTTTGAGCTTGCCCTCCGCCTTTGCGTAGCCCTTGCCGAAGCTCTGGTCGATCAGCTCGTTCAGCCGGTCCTGTGTAATCCCGGCGTCGTCCGTTTTTTGTTCTTGCGACTCCACTCCCGTGGTTTCTTCTGCCACGTTCAGCCCTCCTAAACGGAGTAATTGCGATTATCCCGTCTCTGTTTCCGGGGATTCTTCACCGTCGCTGCGTCGCGGCAACCCGGGCTCTTGCCCGGCGTTCTCGGCCGCGTCAATGTCGGCGACGATTTCCTCACGCTCATCCGGGCTCAGGCCCGGTAACATCCTGTCCGCTACCCGCTTCAAGGCGGCCCGGATCATCGACGCCGGGACGCCCTCAATCTCCTGTGTCGATAGGATGGATTCGATTTGCTCGGCAAGCCCGCGAACGTCGAAGCTCCGCGGGTAACTCGCGCTATAGTCGACCTCCTCGGGTTCCCAGCCACGCCACAGCGCATAGATGGTCACAAGTTCGCGCTCCATGCGCTCGGCGCGAATCGCCATGCTCACAAATGCGCGGTTCGCGCGCTCGAAGTCGTATGCCTTGGACAGGCCCGATTCCGGGGCCGTTGTCGTCGGCGAGCCCGCCGCGTTGTCCAGCCGCGCGGCGCGGTAAATCTCCGAGACCGTCCAGGCGATTTGCTGAGACAAAAACTGCGCGGGGCTCGTGTCCGGGGCGACATACGCCGGGAAATGTTGCGCGTCCGCCGGCAGTTCGACGGCGTTGTTGACGCCCAGGGAGGCCGTGTCCCCTTTGGGCAACGTGCCCTCGGGCAAAAACAATTGGGCAAAGCATTGCTTGTGCAAAAACTCGTCGAGCGCGGAGACGTGCTGATTTAGCTGGCGGTTCTGGAAGCCGATGTCCCGTATCAGCGATGCGCCCAGCCGCGGGTTTTTGGCGCTCGCCAAACCGGCATACACGGCAAACGGCACGCGGCCCAGCCCGTGCGCCGCGGCGTCCGTGGTGATCAACTCCCTTACGACGTCGTCCGCCTTGCTGGCGGTGTCGAGCTTCGTCCAAACCTCTTGACGCACCCACTGGCGGCGCGTCCAGGTCAAGAACCGCTCGCATCGTCCCTCTGCCCCTTCGTAGCGGCCCTCGTAAATCCGCAAAAAAATCAGCTTGCCGAACGTGTCAAACAGCCAATTCGTGGCCTGGCCGGGGTGCAAAAGCACCGCGTAGGGCTCGCGTCCCCGCTCGGTTTCGTCCGCCTGGCTGAGCACCGCGTCTTCGCTCGTGTCCGATTCGGCGTCGACGCCAAGCCAAACGTAGCCATAGACCAGCGCGTACACGTGCGCCCATGCCAGATATTCGCCGATGCTCCGGCCCGCGCCGTCCACGTCGCCCGCCCATTCCTCAACCTTCGCGGCGTTCTTGCCTCCATACGACCGCGCCGGATCGCTTTGGAAAAGAAACTCGTTATACGTCTGCACAATCGGGCCGCAGTAGTTATAGTAGGCCGCTCGCTTCTTGCGGTTCGCGTAGTCGTTTGCGTTCTCCCGGGCATACTGGATTAGGTAGTTTTCTGTCCAGTCCCGGCCGCCCTCGTAGCTGTCCAGAAAAAACCGCCAGTATCCGCGCGTCCCGTCCGCGTCTAAAAATTTCTGCACGTTCTCCGCGTACACCTCGTGCTGCGCCTCAGCCTCTTCGACCGTGCTCGGCAAATGGGGGTCGTCGGGAAACGGTATCGTCGGGTTAGCCATGCTCGTTACACTCCGGGTATGGACAGCGCGCGCGGCGTGTGCCTGTGTCTCGCGTGCCAGACGGCCAGCGCCAGCGCCATGACGCAGTCATCGTGATAGTCGGCGGGGGCCTCGTAGCGCACGCCCCCGCTCGGAGATACCCTCGCCTCGAATGCCTGCAACTCGTTGACCAGGTGGGTGTAGGCGGTGTCCTCGTTCGCCTTCGGGTCGGGCAATCTCACGCGGCCGGCCTCCATTTCAACCGAAAGGTGCTCGATCAGTTTGCGCTTGCTCTCGCTGCTGAATTTGTAGCCGCGCACGTTGAGGCCCGCGGCGCGCAGATGGTCATAGACGGGATCGCCAAGTCCGGTTGAATCCACAAGCACCGCGGAGTCGGCATATCCGCCAGCGAATGCGCGAATGCGCCGCTCTTGGGCGGGCCACGCGAGGCGGTTGAACCGCCGCGCGGATACCACGGAATGCGTTTGCGGATCAAAGGCCACCAGCACGGTGTAGTCGGTCGTCTTGGCCAGGTCTGCGCCAATCGAGACGCCAGGCGAGCCCTTGCCCGTCTCGGCCTTTCGCCCCGCGTCAATACAATCAGAAACCGTGCCAAATACGGTTGATTCGTCTTCCAAGAATTCTGCCTCGTATTCCTGGCGGAACGTCCGCTCCGGCATTTCGCGCCGCGCAGATTCGATTTCCTCTGGGGTAATCAGCGGGTTCAGGCGCGTCGGGAAGTGCCAACTCTCGTATTCCGTCTCGTCTGCCTCTTGGCCGCGAAGCCACAGCGCGTAAAACCAGTTACGGCCGGCGGGCGTCGAGATGAACACGGCGCGCCCGCCGCGGTCCGAAAGCATCGGCCGCACAACGGCGCGCCACGCCTCCGGGTGAATCCGCGCCGCCTCATCGAGCACCACGGCGTCTATTGCTTCACCGCGAAGGGCCTCGTAATTGTCGGCGGTCTTGAATGCCAGCCGCGAGTCGTTTGGGAAAATATACAGCCGCTCGCCCCGCCGGTGTCGCAGCCCCGGGAGCCCATGAAGCCCCGACAGCACAATATTCTCGGCGGTCGCCGATTGCTGGTAGGTCGGCGCGAGCCACCATGCGCGCGCGCCCGGATTGTCCAGGCACTCGTAAAGCAGCTCGTTTACGCAGGCGAGCGTCTTGCCCCACCGCCGGCCACAGGCGAGCACGCGGAACCGCGCATCGCTCTCGTGAAATTGCAGTTGATCATTGCGCGGATGGTACAGCTCGATTGTCCGCGCCTCAGCCGTCGCCGTCGTCATTGTCGTCATTGTCGCCCAGGTTCGCGTTGCCAAATTGTGCCCGAAATAGTTCCGTGCCCCCGACGGTCACCTCGTGCTTCTGCGCCCGGAGGCCCCGGCAGTGATTCAAAAGTGAATGCGCCGCCATTTGCCGTATTCGGTTATCGTCGTCACGCATCAGCGCTCTTTGCGTCAACACCGCCTCGCTCTCAACGGAGTCCAGGTAGGTCTCCCGAGCCCTTTCATACTCCCGTTGCCACAATGCGCGATGTTGGGCCATCAGCGTATTCCGGCACACCTCGCCGCTCGCATAGCGGCACGGAAACTCCCGGTGTAGCATGTTCGCCACGCGGTCCCACGTCTCGCCCTGCACGCGTAGCTCACATGCGCGTTTTATTTTCTCGATAGTTTCGTCTGTCGGCCTTCCCAATGGGGACCCCTCGAAAAATGGAGCGGGCGGACGGTATTGAACCGCCGTCTTTAGTTGGTGACTAAAGTCCCGTCCTCGGGCACCCGCTCGTCGTTTTCTGTCTTGATGTGATTCAGCGCGGCATTGATAATGGCCTCGATAACAGCGCTCGTGGAGTTTATGCCCGTAACGCCCTTCGCGCGTTTCACGGCATCCACAAACCGCTCCCACTGCTCGCGCGATGCGAGATAATAGGCGTCCGCCCCCTGCGCCCGGACTAACATCTCCAGCTCTTCAATTTTTTGCACCGCCTCGGGCAAAAACACCAAGGCAAGCACCTTGCACTCCTGCTCCCAAAACTTTATGGGCGGAGGCGCTTTAATCGCCTCCATGTCTTTCGCGAATCCGCTCTCCGCGAGAGTTTCAGGGTTTGTGATCTTCCCCAGCATCTGTTCCAGCGTTTGCGCGTCGTCTTCGCCGACAAGCTTGTTGTGCGCGAGCTGCTTTGCTATCTTTTCCTCTTCGCTCAGCCCCGACATGACAAGCACCAGCCCCCCTTTTAATCCCGCCTCCCTGGCGGCTTTCACGCGATGGTGGCCGGATAAGATCTCGTATGCACCCTCCCCCTCGTCGTGCACAAGCGGCATTGTCTCCAGCGCGCCCGTGCGCCCTATGTTTTCTTTTAGCTGCTCAAACGTCTCGGGGCGCATATAATGGGCGTTTACGTCTCGGTCTCGAAGCGAGCTATACTCGGCATAGGCAACGCGGACCGCCCCTTGCCCCTCCCCGGACAGCTCCTCGTTTACGCGCTCAACAATTGCCTGGATTTTTGTCTTTTCCACTTTTTCAGCACGCTCTTAAGTCTGCGCGGTGCCTCGTAGTCATACGCATAAGACAGCCGCCCCTTCTTTTGCTCGATTTTCCGAAACAACCCGCGGTACTTCATGCTCACAGGCTTGTCGGTGTAGACCGTGGTTTGGATACCCCCCACGGTTCTCATGTGCGTTTCCTCCAGCATCTGGCGCGCCTCTTTTGTGCAAAGCACTTCCAACCAAAACCGGGAGGCCTTTTCAAAAATCCCCGGGGCCGTCATGTCAACGATCATAAAAATGCGCGCGCCGTCAGCCGCCCCGCTTTTACATGGCATGACTGCCGCAAAAACGGCAAAGGCCGCAACCCGACCCCGGATAACGAGAGCGATCCCGCCCCCTCCTCTTGGCGAAGCGCCAAACACCGCCTTGTGCCCCCAAATCCAGCGCAGTCTTTCAGCCGCCGCGTCCCCCAAGGGCATCAGGGCCACCTCGTCGCGCCGCACGTCCTCCAGGTTGAGTTTCCGCCCACCCCAGTGGGGGAGGGCTTCCCGTTTTGTCGGGCTCCGGGAAATACAATAAGTCTTCCCCGCGTTATCATCACCCGTCCCCTTCACCATGCAATACGTGGGCCTACCGCCTCCCCGCGCGTCTTTCCCGACAAGGCGCAGACCTTCAACGGGACGGTCCCGAATCACAATTGCCCTATTCAGCCGGGCCAGCAATTTCCCCAGCCATTCGTCATCCACCACCTCGTATTCGGGTCGGGGATAATCTATCGCGCTTTCGAGCTTTTTGTAGAGCCTTTCGTAACCGCCTACATACGTTGGGGGGGCCGTGATTACGAGGTCGTCCGGGCCAAGCCGCCCCGCCACATCCAGGGCATCCTCTGCGGTAAAGCCACTGATTTGCAGCCTGCCGGCCAGAATTTTTGCTTCTTTTTTGTAGTGGGTGTAAATTTCCCTGCGGTGCGCAACAACGCGCTTCAGGCCCATTTGATGGTAAGCCGAGTCTCGCCCTTCCCACTCCAGCAAGTGCATCGCCAGGCAGACCGCTGCCCACTTTTCTGCCGGGCTTTTCGGGTGCATTTCCGCGACAATTGGGTGCTTAACCGCCAAGGGAACGTCTTTGCCGACAAGCGCCCACCCCAAGAAACAACTATACGCGCTTACATCGTTACTGTACAAACTCAAGGGGCGCTGCGATGCCCGCAACGCCCCTTCTACGCCGAAATTGCCCGAGCATAAAACATGCACGTCTCGGGCGTCAGAAAAGTATTCCTTGACTATCGTCGGTAGCCGTGCCGCTGTTCCCCTTTTTATCCCTCCGCCGAACCTCACCTTGTTTCCGCCTCCTTAGGTGCGTAATCGCAAACCCTCGGACCTCCATGCGCTCGGCGAGCGCCTTGCGATGGCACTCGTTCGGGTTCTCCTCCATGCAAACAAGACAGTCCCCGTCTTGGAGTAGGTCCAAATACGACAGGTCTTGTTTCCCAAAGCCTCCGAGCTGTCTCCCCAGCCATTCATACTCCAATTCGTGGAATTCGCAGGCGGCTCTCAGGTTCTTCATGTGCCAGTCGGGGTTCCGCGAGAACGGCCTGCTCCGCACATCAACAACCCTTCGCGCGCCCCCCTTTTTGATTCTCCGGCAAAATTCGTATTGCGCACTCCCCTCATAGCCAGCTGTAAATAGTTTCATTTCTTTTTCCCCCTTGTTTTGTGGTGTTTCCCCATTCCTCCTATCTTAAGTATAACCCACAAAACGACTTAAGTCAAGTGCGCGGGGGGTTCTTTGCCTTTTTTTTTCTGGCGGAGGGGAGTCTGGAACCGGTTCCATTCGGGCCGCCCCTCGTGCGATTCTTAGGCCGGGCAGGCCGACGCAGGGGCGTGAATAACCCGTCATCCCTCTACTATAGGGGAGATTGGGAAGTAATCGCGGTTTTTTGGCGAATATCGGCTAATAGCTGGCCCACTCGCCGCCGGGTTAAGTGTTCGCGCTCCGCTATCTCGGCTTGCGATAGGCCATGCAGATAGTAAGCCTCCGCGATTCGCCGTAGGCCCGGGGCAAGAGTCAGGCTCGCCTTAAGCGCTGCGCGCGCTTGCCGGCGCTTGTCGGAGCGGTCGAGGTTGGATTTGCACGGCTCGGCAATTGCGACAAGCGCGGGTTTGCGCTCTCCGATATACCGCCCGGCCTCCATCGACGGCAATATGCGCTCCAGTTTTTCACAGGGGGTTGTACAGGTTGCCCTTTTCGGGCAGTCGTCGCATGGGCTGGTCATTGCAGACCCTCAACACTCGCGTGCTAAGGGCCGCTCTGATGCTTGGGGCCGCTGGGGCCGCTGGGCTGGCGCGCCATCAGTCGCCACGTCAGGCGCACGGGCCGCTATTTACAACTAATAAATACGCCGGGCGTAGCTACGCTCGCCCCCACTGTCTCCAAGTAACACGCTGTATCCGCTTACACCGCTCGCATTTCGCCATTACTACGAGGCCGCCCAGGTTATGGCTCGCCCGCTCGGTCAGCAAATAAAACCGCTTGCACCCGCATTCGCAGGCGTGCGCGGCGATAATGGACTTGCCGTTAGTTGCCACTTTTCAGCCACCTCGCATTGCTACTGCGACCAACGCGAATATTAGGGCGAGAAAAAGCAACCACCACGGCTCCATGTAATCCCGCCAGTCGTCGTCACACACAACGCGCCTCCCCTTTGATGCCCATTATACAGCACTGTTTAGTCGTCGCGCGCGTCGTGCACCTACTCAAAATCCGCGATTGTTAGCGGGAATGCATCCAAAAGGTTTGGTATTGCTTTCTCCGGATTTTTAATTCCTTCGCAGGCGTTCACGCAGGCTACGATTCGAGCCATATAAGCCGCGCTTATATGTGGGCCGTCTTGCTCAAACACCGTATTTTCCGGCCACATGTCATTACATGCACAAGCAACTATTTGCCCCGCCTTGTTTTCCACGAGCCCCCCGTTTTCGTCAACGCTCCACGGCTCGCCGTAATTCATGGCCTGCCCCCCTTTGATTGTTTTGGCGGCTCGGCGTCCTGAACGCGCGCGGCCTCCGCAAACAGTGAACACGTCAAATCGTAATGCAGAAACACGGTGCCCGTCTCGCCGTGGCGGTTCTTCCGAAGTATCAACTCCGCCTCCCCCTCGGGAGATTTAATGCCCTCCGCGGCGTAGTAGTCGCTCCGATACAAAAAAGCGCAAACGTCCGCATCTTGTTCAATCGCGCCGGAGTCGCGCAGGTCGTACAACATCGGCCGCTTGTTTTCTCGCGATTCAACGGACCGGTTTAGCTGATGCAACGCGACAACGCAAATGCCCAGTTCGCCGGCCAGCCCCTTGAGCCGCCGGGTCATGGCGGCCAGCTCAAGCGTCCGCGAGTCCGCCTTCGGCGGGGCCAGTAGCCCGAGGTGGTCAACGTAAACCACATGGAGGCTGTGCATTCTTTTCAGCCGGCGGGCCTGCGCGGCGATTTCTTCGACAGAGCTGGCGCGATCGTCGATAAACAATCGCTCGCTCGCCGGGTCAATCCGGTCTTTAGCCCCCACCAACCGGCCTATCGTGGCGTTCCCGTGCGGGCCGGAATTCCGCCATATCGCCGAGTCAACGCGCGCGTCCAGGCTCAACAGGTTGCGCACAATGCGCTCGCGGCTCGTTTCGCGCGACACGATTAACACGGAGCGGTCGCCCCTAACGGCCTGCCGGTGGGCCATGTTGAGCATGAACGAAGTCTTGCCCATCGACGGGCGCGCGGCGAGAATCACCAGCTCGCCGGGCCATAAACCGGCGATTGCGTCGAATCGCGGAACCCCCGTAGCGATTCGCCCGTTTGCCTGCGTGCCGTCCATCAGGTCCGCGATCGCCTCGTCTGTGAGCCGGTCTATCTCGCCAACCCTGTCCAACGCGACGGTGCGCTCTTCCACGTCGTTTAGGTGCGTCCCCGCGTTGCTCAACACTTCGGCGAGGTCCTTGGATTCTTCGTAGGCCTCCAGTGCGATTTTCCGCCCGGCCAGCCATAGTGCGCGCCGTGTGCCCTTATCGTGAATCAGTTGCGCCAGCTCCCCAGGCCGGTCGGACCCGGAATACGACGCGGCCAGTTGCGCCAGGGTTGCCGCGCCGCCTGCATTGTCCAGTTCGCCGTGGGCCTCCAGGTAATCTCGGACGGCCACAAGCGCGGGTGTTTTCCCCGATGTCGATATCCCGATAATCGCTTTGTATATCAGCCGCCTGCGCGAGTCCGTGAAATCCGCGGCCGTCAACCGCGTCGCCTGCGCCTCGTCAACGGCTCCATCGCCCAGGAGCATCAGGCCAAGCAATGCCCGTTCGGCGTCTGGCGCTTGCGGGGTTTTATTGTCTGAGTTTTGCAAGTTTCGCCTCCAGTCGTAGAGCTCCCTCTTCTGCCGCACGGCGTCCAATTTCCCGGTCTTCTTCGGGCGTCAGCGATCCGGGCGAATCCCGCCCCCGGTAATTCCCCTCCAATGCCTTGCGCCAGTTCGTGTCGTTTGCGATGAACCAGTCGATGCCACACCAGCGCTGGCTGGACGCCCAAGAATCCTCCGCGGATAGGTTGTCGATTGCGGCCCTGTAGCTCTTCGCAAATTGCGGGCTTTTAAGGCGCGCCCGGGCCTTGCGTTTGCGGCCGTCGCCTACGGCCTGAAATTGCCGGAGGCTCGGCTTGGATTTCCAGTAGTCGAAAAATTCCTTGACGGGGTCGCGCGTTTTGGCGTCAGCCGAAACCGCGGTGTCTTTATTTTCTTCTTCTTCTTCTTCTTCTTCTGCTTCTTCTTGTGTTAACGGTGTTAACACGGGTTTACGCGAGTTTACAGGCTGTTTACTTTTTTTCTTGCTGCGCCGCCGGTTTTTCATGTAAACCCGCATATACTCTCGCCTTGCGTCTTCGTCGACAATGGACCGGTACGCTTCGTAATTCACAATCATCCACCCGAATGCGCGGTCCTCGTCGAGCAAAATTAGGCGCGCCCCGCCGTGTTTTTGCGACCTCGAGTCCGGGTCCGGTTTACAGAGTTTACAGATCGCGTCGCGCACAATTTTGACTGGCACGTTGATCCTGCGCGCGATTGCCTGGTATGTCATGTTGACTACGCCGGCGCTGTCGGCCAAGACCAACAAATCCATGAAGATGTGCCGCGCGTTATGGTCTTCGGCCAGACTGCTGTCGAAGATTTGCCGGAAAATTTTCGCGTACACGCCCCCTACCTCCCCTTAAACGATTCTCGCCTGTCGGCTCGTATTACTCACCCGTGATCCCCTCCTCCTCGTCCAGCACGGCCAGCAGGTCGTCAATCTGGCGGTGACGTTCCGCGACACTGCATTGCGCAACCACCCCCGCCGCATCCGCCGCCGCCGCCACCT